TGGTTCGCGTAAAATTGCTACGTTTAAGGACCGTCGCGACAAATACGGGCGGTACGTTGCGGACGTGGTTATTTTGAATCATCATGGGTTTGCCGCATGGCTATCGGATGAGATGCTGCGGCTTGGAAACGTTGTGGAGTACATGCAATGAAACGGGTTAAATGCATTCAAGAGATTCACGAAATTAAGTTGCCGGTCGGCACGTTGCAACATGATGAATACATCGAGCTTGCAAGGCCAAAGCTTGGCGACAAAGTTCTTCTGAATGATGGAGTTGTCAGCGAGGTGATAGCGCCTTGGGGATGGCGATTGATTATCAAAAAGAAAGAAGGGACAGAATGAAAATTGAAGCGAATCGAAAGCAACTTCTTGATGCGTTTAAGCATGTGGCGACGTTAGCGGGCGGAGCCAAGGAAATCCTTGGATATATCCTGCTGGATGCGGACGCCAACCAGCTTTTCGCTACCAACATGGAATTGGCCGTTGGCCATTCGTTCAGCAAGTCGGGCGATGGCGGATGCTGTCTGCTTCATGCTCAACGTGTCGGGTCGATCCTCCATGAGCTATCTTGCGAGGTGGTCCGGATTGATACAACGGACAGCGGGATCCGGATGAGCGGGGGCGATGGTGAATTCTCGTTGCCAACGGCCAATGTCGACGAGTACCCAAAGCAACAGCCAGTTGAGGCGGAGCACACCGCTAGCATCGACGCGAATTTACTTCGGCAGGTGGTCGCTATGTGTTCGCCATGCATCGACGATTCCAGCGGGCGATTTGCCCTTGGTGGCGTCCGGGTTGAGGTAACGGAAGATGGCTTGCGGTTCGTCGCGACGGATGGCAGGCGGCTAGTCAAGATCGGTCCGGATGGTGACGCCATCGCGTCGGCGGTGGTTCCGGTTAAGGCTTTGCAGTTGGCCTGCAAGTCGGCTGGTCCTCTTTCCGTGTCGATCGGCAAGGATGCCATCGAGCTGGACGGAGATAATTGCATTGTGTCGGCAAGATTGATCGAAGGGCGGTATCCCGAATGGCGAAAAGTCATTCCGAAGAAAGGTGGTCCGGAGTTTAGCGGGGCAAGCCAAGATTGGCTTAGGGCAGTCCGGCAGGCGGCTATCTGTTGCGTGGAGGAATCGCGGGGCGTCGATCTTTTGATTGCTGAGAGCAAGGCTACAATGCAGGCGAAGAATGCCGACGTTGGGGCGAGCCGATGCGATGTTGATTGCGAGGCATCGGGGAAGATCGCGGCTACGATTGATTGGCGATACCTTGCCGACTTCCTGAGGGGGGCTGGCGACACGGTATTTAATGCTTGCACGGTTGGGCCATCGAGTCCGATTCGGTTTGATATCGGGGAAGATGTTACGTTTGTACTTATGCCAATGAGTAAGGATGCAGCATGACACACCCAAGCAAACGGAAAGGCAACGGCTTCGAGCGGGAGGTAGTCAGCGCATTCTCGGAGCGTACCGGCTGGATTGCTGAGCGAGCATACGCAAGCAACGGGAAAGCACTAGGCAAGGATGAAACGGTCGACGTACTGGCGACATTTCTTTTGGCCAGTGAATTGCATCCGCAGTTGGCTATTCAATGCAAGCGACGGAAAGTCGTTGCGGAATGGATGCAATGCAATGAACATCAGGACGCAGTGGTTTACCGCGCCGATGGGAAGCCAGCCTACATTGCCATGCCGTTATCGGTGTTTCTCGATTTGATTGAAAGGGTCCGGCAATGACCATGGAAAAGATATTGGAGGCAAGGGCTAGACGATACGGCGACTTCATCGATAACGCGACGATTGCGCAAGCAATGAAGATGGCGGCTATCGGAAACGTTTGGATTGACATGGATCCCGACGCACAAGAAGCAATCGATATGATTTGCACGAAGATAAGCCGCATTGTTACAGCCGACTGGAGGTACGTCGACAACTGGCGGGACATTGAAGGATTTGCCAAGCTAGTAGCCGATCGGCTGGAAGCGGAGGAACTGCGGAAAAATTTGACAGGTCATTAGGTCGGGATAAGATACCATCCAGGATACCCATGCGCTGGCGGGGGTGGTGCGTCTGACCCTCGCACTAAATGCCCCCGCCAGCCTCTTCTATTTTGGGGGCTGGAATGAAAGAAAAACTTGATTCGCTTGTGCGTTCACGTCGCTTTTGGGTGGCAGCCGCTGGTGTTGCCGTTGTGTTTCTCAAGGAGGCGGTAGGCGTCCCGCTAAGCGAAGAACAGATTACGCAACTGGTTTTGCTGGCCGGTTCGTGGATCGTCGGCGAATCTTTGCGATCGAGCGAGGGCTAAGCCAATGGATAGAATCCTTGCCCGCAGGCGAGCAAAGAAGCACGCTCGCAAGGTGGCCGCCGAATTGTGGCGGAAGCATCGCGATCGGGATGCATGCCTAAATGAATTCAATGAGATCGCCAAGAGCGATCCGCAGTTGGTCGGATTGGATCCGGCTACCATCTTTCTTTTGGTCCAGATGGCTTTGAAGCTTTGGGCGTGGTGGCGGCAATATCAGAAAGACAATCCAGGCGATTCTCCAGAGCCGGGCGAGCCATGGCAGGAGGATGACGACGATGTTTGATGACATGCTGGACAATCCTTGGCGGGCTGGGGCTTTGCTGATCGGGGCTTATTGGGCGTGGCGGAATATCCTTGGTGGTAACAATCAGCCACAACCACAGCCACCACAGCCACCTCCCCCGCAACCAGATCCGCCACCGCCACAGCCGACGGGAGCGGTTAGCCGGTCGGATGCCATGCGAGCCGCCGACGTCCTAGCTTCCTACTTGACGCAAGCCGGAAACGAATCCGGCAAAGCAGATCTAGCCAAGGTGGTCAACGCGATTTGGGGCAAGTGATGCAACCGTTTGACCGATGGGCACCGCTGATTGTGGTTGTGCTCTTGCTGCTATCTAGTGGCAAGGGTGGCGGTATCGTTCCGGTTCGCCCTGTCGATCCAATTACTGGGGCCTGGGTAGTTGTTGTTGAGGAGACAAGCCAGCGAACGCCAGAGATTACCAAGGTAGTCACCGACGCGGCATTCTGGCAATCGGTTCGGGATCGCGGATTGAACTGGATTATATTCGACAAGGATCAGCCGGAAGCGGCTGGCCAGGTCAAGGCGCTGGCCGGCAAGCTTCCGGGGCTTGTTATTCAAACACCAGGACAGCAAAGCAAGATCCTTTACGCGGGCGAATTGCCCAAGAGCAAAGAAGAGATTAACGCTTTGATTCGGAGGCATGCCGGATTATGAGCGAAGTTATTTTGATCGATGGCGTTCAGTATGGGACCGGGCTACTTGTCCCGACGTTTAAGCCAAAGACGTTTCCCGTTTATGGTGATAACGGGCCGATGTTTACGCGGGACCAGATCGGCAAGATTGTTACCGATCCGGAACGGGTGGCTGGTTCCCGATTGTTTACTCCGGAAGAATGGATCCGAAGCCAGGGCAACGTAGGCAGTTGCAATGGGCAAGCCGCATCCCATGCATTGGAGCGGACGCAAGTAAGCCGCGGCATCAAGCGACGGCGGCTATCCGGCGAGGGGCTTTACGCTTTGATTAACGGCGGGGTCGATCAAGGCAGTATGCTCGATGATGGGATGCATGCGTTAGTTAATAACGGGGCACCAGAGGAACAGTACGTTCCGGTTGCTCGATTCTTTACGCAGCGTCAGCTATCCCGCGATGCCGTGGAGTCGATGAAACGGAACAAGGCGCACGAATGCTACCGGGTCGAAACAGAAGACGAACTGGCGAGCGGGCTGGCCGCTGGGTTCTGCGGGGTGGTTGCGGTTCATGCAACCAATAGCTACGGGCGATTAGATGGCCGGGGCGTTTCACCCCCAGCGAGTGGCGTTGGGAATCATGCGGTGTTGGTCCATGATGTCCGGCTTTCTCCGTCTGGCGGTTATGAATTTGAGTCGGCCAATTCATGGGGTTTGAAGTGGGGGAACCGTGGCCACAACTGGTTGACGTGGGCCAGCCATTTGCAGTCGACCATTAAATATCATGCGTTTTATCTGATTCGTTCGGCTGGGTTTGCGGACTCTGATTTGCCGGGGGTGATTGTATGATCTTTACGCCAACGCTCCTTGCTGCGGTAGATACAAGCTTGGTGGGTATATTGCTAGGTGGATTGAGCGTTCTTTCTGGTGTGGTGATTCATCTTTATAAACAGGTGGAGCGCAACACCGAAGCAATCAAAGCCGACTTGAAGGAATGCCGGGAGGATCGGGAAGCGTTGTGGAAGTCGATTCAGTCGATAGAACGCAAAACAGGAGATGGCAAGTGAGCTATCGAAAAGTCATTGAGTCCATCGACGGCTGGGAAGACCTGACTGAAGCGCAGATTCTTTTCAACGCCAAAGACCCAATCCACCTGCTGGTCGATCGCCAGATGTGGACGCTGCTGGGCATCGCACAGATCGTTGGTGATGCAAATGTCGAGCCATTGATTTCCTTCCTCCAGTCGATCGGGCTGGGCTGGATCGTTCATCAGGCTGGCGGGTCTGGCCTGCCGATTGGTGATGCTGAATTCAATGCAAAGTTGCTCGCCATTCAGCACCCAGCGTGCCAAGCGATCGCGGCTGTTGGTCGTCGGATGGTCTCGCTTTGTGGGCTGAACAAACTGCCAGAAGCAGACGCGCAGATTGTCGCTGCGTGGAAGTCGATGAAAGTGGAAAAGAGAAAGTCTGAACTGCGCAAGGCATCGTCAGACCAGCACAATGCCAGTGCGAATCGGCATAATGCCAACATCGCGGCCATCGACGAATGGGACGGCAACCCAGCGACGGAGCCTAGCTTGTGACAATCTCCCGGATTAGTTCCGCATCTGCCGCTTCTGATTCTGTCACTCTCGGCACGCACGCCGCTGGTGACATGATATTCATCTGGTCGTGGAATGACGGATCGGCGACAATACCATCACTGCCTGCTGGCTGGCTGAGCATTCACACCGCCACCGCCGCGACGGGATCTTATCGGCTTGGATACAATCTGGCGGCCAGTGGCAGCGAGACATCTGGAACATGGACCAATGCCGACGGGCTCATCGCTGTTGTTTATCGCTCGGATGTTGGTATCGTTGTGCCTGCATTTTTTGCAACGAACACGGCCACTAATACGACCGTCGCATATTCGGCAATCGTGGCCGCCGCGAACCGCGAAAACGTTGACCAGTGGTTTTTCGGCGCCGCTGTTCAGCGCAACGAAACGAACGCTCTAGAGACTGCGCCAAGCGGAATGACAAATGTGACTAGCCAAGTCGGCACTGGTTTCAAGATGGCTTGGCACGATACGAACGCTGATGCGAATTCATTCACCGCTGCGAACGTGTCCGTGACAACCTCCGCTCTTTGGCGAACTGTTGTTGTCCAGGTTTTCGAGCAAGCATACCCGACATCGAGCGGTGGCGGCGCGATGTTTCTTCCTCGTGGTTTTGACGGGGGATATTTTGGATGAAACGAACGATAAAGGCCGGAACGACCGACTTTAACTTGACCGTGATTGCTTACGACAACACAAGCACGAGCGGTGCTGGGCTCTCAGGCCTTACTCACACCACCAGCGGTCTAATTCTTGAGTACAGGCGATCAGGTGATTCTTCATGGACTCAGCTTGGCGTAGGAACTGGACTGGTTGCTGGTACCTTGGGGTCTTATGTGAGTGGCGGTATCGTTGCGAGCGGTTCCCGCTCTGGGAGATACCAAATAGGCATCCCTAACGGGGCGATCGCAGCAGGTGCCACATTCGTTGAGATATGTCTTCGCGGCGCGACAAACATGCATCCGGTCGACATAGAAATTCAGCTCGATGCCGTTGACTACCAGACCGACGCATTCGGTGCACTCAAGCCAACCACGGCTGGTCGAACGCTCGACGTCTCTTCTGGTGGCGAGGCTGGCATCGACCTTGCCAACGTTGGCTCTCCATCGACGACTCTGAACCTGAGCGGAACAACGATCAAGACGGCGACGGACATCGAAGTCGATACGCAGGACATCCAGAACCGTCTCCCATCCGGCTTGGTTGGTGGTCGCATGGCGTCGATCGCGGAAGTTGTCGGCGACAAGACAGGCTACAAGCTAGCCTCCGATGGATTGTCGCTTGTCACATCATGGGCTGTTGGCATCACTGGCAACATCACCGGCAACTTGTCCGGTTCGGTTGGCAGTGTGACGGGCAACGTCGGCGGGAACGTCACTGGTTCAGTTGGCTCGATTTCTGGCGTTACGTTTCCGACCAACTTTGATGCCCTTGGTATCAACTCGAGCGGCCACGTTTCGCGGGTTGTTCTTGTCGACACGACGACCACCAACACCGACATGCGGGGGACCGACGGAGCGGCACTTGCGACCCACTGGACTTCGACCCGAGCCGGCTACCTCGATGGCGTTTTGATCGCCGCAAACTACAACCAGAGAACGGTACAGGTGACGGGATCCAATCACGTCGCGTCGGACATCCACGAGCTCCAACCGGCAGTGATTGCCAGCACGCACTTCGCAGCGGGTGCCATCGACGCCAACGCACTAGCGTCTAGCGCGGTCACGGAGATCGGCGTCGGTGTCTGGGTCAGCGCCGGATACGCTGCGGCGATTCGCGCGGCAGTTGGACTCGCGGCGGCAGACCTCGATACGCAGCTCGACGCAATCGCTGCGGCTGTCAATCCCGGAGCGGTATGGACCGACCCAGCGGCTGCAACGACGATCCGCGCGGCAATGGGGCTTGCGACGGCTAATCTCGATGCTCAGTTGGCGGCGGCTCTGGTGTTGCAGAAGCTCGCGGCAAGCGGTGCTACCGGATCGGTGCAGGTGACCGACAACGGCAACGGGACCGCTACCCTGGTCTTCAAAGACACCAACGGGACTACGACCTTGGCGACCGTGACTTACAACTACACTAGCGGCGCGAGAACGAGGGTAAGCTGATGGCGATCCGGATCGTCCCCTATTCGTTCGTCGGTCCTGTCACCTGGATCCCTGATCCTGGCGAGGTGGCCGATGGTGTGCTCTATGGGC